TGAAAATGCAGTTGATTGGCACTGGGATGATTGGCCAGAATACAAAAGAGATAGAGATGGTTTAATTGACGATGCGGTTAGAGGTTACCTAAGAAGTTATTTTAGGAAAGACTTTGAAATGATGGTTAAAATGTTTGAGCCAATGGAATCAGCGGCTGTTGAAGTAAGCGAAGGTCTAAATAAGAGCGATGTACAATATCAACTTAGCATAGCACATAATGGTAATACACCACCAAAGGTTGTAAAACTTAATAAGAAAAAACTAGAGGTTAGATACGCATATAGAGTAAATCCAGACTATGTAATCGCTCAAGTAAAGATGCTATATCCAGAAGTAGAGCTAACGCACGTTAAATGGAGTAGTATTATGTCAGGTGGAGGAGTTCATTCATTTGATATTAAAGAATCAGTAGTTACCGAAGCTAAATACGATAAGAAGAAGCTTTTAAAGTTAATCAAGAATCACGATGACGCCGAAATCCTAGTTAATGGAAAGTGGTACATCATCTATAATCCAGATAATGGTAACGATGAAAACACTGAGATGTGGGCTGCCGATGATTATATCTACGCACTTGATCCAGACGGTGAAGAGTTTGAAATCAAATATAAAGATATTGAGCAATTTAAAGAATCAGTAGTTACTGAAGCTGAAGTAAAATCAGATGATGACTTCAAAGAATATGCTTTTGCAGTACTTCAAAAAGCATTCGGAGATAAATTTGACGAAGAAAAAGCACAAGAAATAGTCGATGGTTTAATTTCAAAACATAACGGAGATTATGGTGCAATGGTAGGAGCCTTACAATCTTCATTAGGATAAATGAATAAACTATTTACATACGAAGAATTTTTAACGGAAAGAGAGGTCAGAAATACTGACCTCGAACCGTTATTTGAAGGTGGAGCATATGGTCACCTTACTCACCCGTTTGAAGACTTAGGTTTAACAATGACGGATGTAAAAGATATGATTGATGCTACAGTTCAAGGAGCATTTGGTCCAGAAAACTTCGTCCAAGAAAAAACTGACGGCCAGCAGCTTTCAATTTCATGGAAGAATGGTCAACTAATCGCTGCAAGAAATAAGAGTCATCTTAAGAATGCTGGTGAAAACGCAATGACAGCAGCCGATGTTGCTGCAAAATTTAAAGACAGAGGAGATATTGAAATTGCATACAACACAGCAATGCGCGATCTAAATGCTTCAATTGGAGCCCTTTCTCCTGGTGATAAAGAAAAGATGTTTGGTGAAGGTACAAAATTCGCAAGCGTCGAGATTATGACTCCTGTAACACAGAACACTGTTCCTTATGGTCAAGACATGCTAGTATTTCATGGTATTGTAGAATACGACATTGATGGAAACGTAGTTGGAGAAGACAAGCAGGCTGGTAGAGATCTTGGTAAAATGATAGCCGATGCAAATGCTGCTGCACAAGAGATGTTTTATGTTAGGGGTCCTCAGGATATTCCTATCAAGCCATTTAAGAATACCAAAGCGAGAGCAAAGTATTATAATGACAAACTAAAAGGTATCATGCAGGATGCAGGTATTAACTTAAATTCAACAGTACAGGATTTTGTCGTTGGTAGAGCAGTTAACGTCGTTAGAGGCCTAGACATGGATATTCCAGAAGAGTCAATTGAAGGAATTGCTAATCGACTTGGAGGGATCAACAAATCATATAGTGTTGCCAAAATGAAAAAGGACATGGGTCCTGATTTAACAAAAGAGTATAGTGATTTCGAGAAAAAGAACGAAAAGATGATTAAGAAGCAAATCTATGCTCCTCTTGAAAATCTTTTCCTAGAGGTTGGTACAGAGATGATGCAGCACATGGAGGCTTTCTTATCCGCAAACCCAACACATGCTGGAGAGCAGATGCGCAAAGAGATCGAGACTGCTATTAATACTATTAGAAAAAATGGAGATGCGACAGATGTTGAAAAACTTGAACATGAATTAAGTAGAGTTGCAGCAGTTGGAGGATTAGAGAACATTGTACCTACCGAAGGTATTACATTTGTTTATAAAGGTAAAGTCTATAAGTACACTGGTATTTTTGCACCAATCCATCAAATCAGAAGTATCTTAGCGTACAAAAAATAAAGATAGAAATGAAACACATAAAACTATTTGAACAATTTGTAAATGAAGCCGATAAGAAAATCGAGAAAGAGGCTAAAAAATGGTGGGCTAAAACAATGAAAGGAAGAGATGTTTGGGATGCAGAAGACATGGACATGTTTATTGACTATTTAATGGATAAAGGTCTAGTAGATCCAAATTCAGATGAACTAAGCGATACTAGAGAAGAATTAGAATCACATGTTGAAAACGTTCTAGGTTATGAGTTTGGTTATTAAATAAAATATAGCATCAAAATGAAACACGTAAAACTATTTGAACAATTTGTAAATGAAGCAAAATCAAATCTTTTTGAAAAGAGAATCAACTTAAAACAAGCAGCAGACTACGAAAAGAAGCTAAAGAAAGCAGTTCCTTCTGTTACTAAAGCTAAAGCTGCTAACCACAGAGGTGAAGTAAAACTTTTTGTTAACTATACTCGCTATGCAGATAGAGCTAAACTTAAAGCAGCTGGGAAAGACCTAGGACTTACCTATATCAGCGATGGTCGTTCCACAAATAGACCTTACATGGACTGGAAGGCTGGGGATAAGATGGTCGGTGGAAGTGGTGTTTTAGGTATTACTGATAATTGGATGGGATTCATAAAGGAATAATGAAACACATTAAAGAATACATATAATTATGAAACATATTAAACTATTTGAACAATTCATTAACGAGGCTGATGTAACTCAACCAATTGAGGGTACTGAAATTGTTGTAATGCCTGGAAGATTTCAGCCATTTCACAATGGTCATATCGCGGCACTTAAAAATGCTGCTAAAATCTTTGGCAAGCCAGTAGTTGCAATGCAAATAGTTTCAAAGCGTGAAGAGTCTCCATTCCCAGAAAGCCTTCTACTTCAAATTGGACAAGAGGTTGCAAAGAACGAGAAGGAGATCGCAGATTTCTTTATTTACCCAAATAGCTATGGTAGAACAGTAATTCCTTGGTTTGTTAGATTCTTAAGAGAACAAGGATATGAGACTGTTGGTGTAGGTGCTGGAAGCGACAGAATCAAGGCATACACACCACAGATTAAATATGTTACTGGACCAAAGACTGATACGGTTGTACATCCGGATTTTAAACTAGAAATGGTAGATGCAAGAGCAGAAGGAGGACCTAGCGGTACAAAGACTAGAGAAGCACTTGCAAATGATGATAGAGAAGCATTCGAAAAGATGGTGCCGAAATATCTTTATAAATACTATGACAAATTAAGAAAACACATATAATGAGATACGTTAAATTATTTGAGCAGTTTATAGGTGAATACACGATAACGCCTACAGAAGTAGGAAGAGATAGAGGTGTAAAATTAAACCTGAGAAAAGTGGCTAAGATACTTAAAAAGGCTGGGTATCCGGCAACTATTGAAAAAGAGGGAATTCTGCCAAATAGAATGGATTATATTCTGACTGGACCTAAATACAAAGATAATGATCGTGATTACGGATCTATTCGATTTTTTAGAAATGGAGAGGTTTTTGGTGATGACAACTGGGCTGATGAAATTAATTCTGAAGATGATGTAATTCCAACAATTAAGGAATTTTTAAAAGACCAAATAGAATATCATAATAAGTAAAAACAGAGATGAGATACGTTAAATTATTTGAACAGTTTGTAAGTGAAGATAAGATTCCGCGATCAAACTTTTCTTCAAAGAGGGATCCTGAATCAATCCGCAGAGAGTACAAAAAACTTAAAAAGATGTCAACTGCTGAATTAAGAAAGATGTGGTCGCTAAGTTATAAAATTGGTAACCCTAAAGGGCTTGACAAAGAAGGTCTAATCTCAGACATATTACATAATAAACACGGTCGTAAATATGTTGCAGCTGCGTTTGAACAGTTTGTAAGTGAAAGTGGTAATGCAATTGCACAGTCCAGACCATTTGAACAACATGAAGTTGCAGCAACCCTAGAATGGATCGAGAAAAACGTATTTCCACACTTAGGAATTGATGGTATCGGAGAGGATGCTGCAGTTATTGGTAGCGCTGGAAAAAAGAATCCAGGAGAGACTAGCGGAGACATTGATATTGCTGTTTCTGCCGATAAGATTGCAGGACACTTAGACACTTCACTGGCTAAAGTTCTTTTCGATATGAATGATTTATTGAAAGAAAAAGGGTTAGACACCTCGATGGCTGTAGGATTCCAGCAGGTATCAATCGCTGCTCCTATTGAGGGTAAATCAAATAATGGAGTAGGTCAAGTCGACCTAATGTTATCAAGAGATATTAATTGGAGTAGATTTATGTACCACTCTCCAGACTTTACAAAAGACGAGTCAAAATATAAAGGTGCATATAGAAACATCCTCCTAATGTCAGCAATTGGTAAATCATTTGTTGAGATTATAGATCAAACAGAAGAGGGAGAAACAAAAGAGTACGAAGCATATGTAATTCGCTTGAATCAAGGAGTTGTAAAGGTTCGTAAATCATTTGTTGGTAAGAGAGGATTGGTTAAAAACGCAAAGTTACTAAAAGAATTCGATAAAGAAATTACAAGACTACCAGAAGAGATAGCAGACCTTCTCTTCGATGGCGCAAAAGTAAGTGATTTAATGACATATGAGAGTTTAAGAGATTTAATTAACTCATCAATGTTTAAGTTTCCTAAAAAGAGAGATGAGATCTTTAAAGAATTTGAAGTTAAACTAGGAATGTCAGGTCTGCCTCTACCAGAAGACATCGCTAAATAATAAAACTATGGCACTACAAAGCTTACATACATATTTTGAATCAACGAATAGAGAAGATTTTATGGAGATGCTAAAGTCTCCATGTGTTGTTACTGAAAAAGTACAGGCATCTTCGTTTCACGTTCAAAACAATTCAGTTGGTTACACCTATTTTAAGAGTGGTAAAAAGAAGTCGTTGGATAAAGTAGATCGCACAATCGCTAAATATTATGAGAATGCAATTAAATATTTTGAATCGGTTGATGACGCGACAAAGGCTGAAATGCCACTTGACTGGAAGTTTGGTTTTGACTACATGACAGACAGTCAAACAATTGACATTAAATACGATCAAACACCAAAGAACGGGCTTATCTTAACGCATATTCAGGTAATGAACCCTCTAGACAATACACTAATAAAGAAGGTTATTAGAGACCCAAAGGTTCTTTTTGAATGGGCAGATAAATTAGATGTTCAAAGACCACAGGTTGTTTTTAAAGGAGTATTGAGTTCTCATCAGAAAGATGAGCTAGTAAAACTATTAGAAATGAGTGATGCCGAAAGAAATCAAGCATATGAAGCGTTAAGTTTTACCAGAAGAGCATATAACATTTTTAATAATTCGTTAAGTAAGACGGCTCTTAATGAAGATCTTGACGGAGATATTGATTCTTTAGTTATTAATTTCTTTGATGGCAAGACGGTAAAAAACTTTAAACTTAGTGGAACAAAAACTGAGGTTAGTGAGTCTAGAAAACCAAGCGACACATATCAAATTTCACTATTAGACCTAGTTGAGTTCTTTTCTGAATATGATGTTGATAATATTCAACTTGAATCAGACCAAGCAGACGAGAGATACATTGAACTAATTTCAAATGCATTTAACGCATATGTTAATGAGAATGCAGCAAAATATGTTGGTGTTAGTTTTGACTCTGCGGATTTTAGTGATCGACCTGAATTTGAATTAAATACTAAATTTATCAAGAACGAAAAGACAATCGAATACGTAAACAATAGGGTTCTTTCAGAACTATATAAGATTGCAATTGGTTCATTTAGAAAGAGAAGAGCAAAAGAGACTGATATTATAAATGCAGACTTAATGGAGCAAATCAATACAATTGTCGATAAAATTGAGGCAATTGTTATGTTAAAGAGTAACGAATCAAGCGTAATGCCCTTTAAGACTTATTTGAACCATCAAAAGTTAAAAACGCAAGAGAGTCCTATCGATGAGTCGAATCTTCTTACGTTTTCTCAGTTCTTAACTAAGAAAGATATATAAAAAAACAAAGAAACAATTAAATATGAATTTTCAAGATTTTTTAAACGAGGGAAGTAAAATAACCCTTAAGAGAAGATACACTGAAAATCATCCTGCGGTACAAGTTGGAAAAAGCGCTAGCGTTAGAAATAAAATGCTTGAAGCAATTGCCGATGGAAAAATTACACAGGAAGAATTTGATGCGATCTTAAAAGAATATTCTAAAGACTCTTCAAAGTGGATCAGAAGAAACACAAAATACTTTAACGTTTCGGAAGACGGTATTTCGCTTTCTACATTTGGAAAAAGAGCACTTTCACAGATTGCAGTTATTGAAGAAGGTAGAGCATTTGTTGCTGCTGCTAAAAAAGCAAAAGACGAAGGTAAAGAAGAATTTGAGTTTGACGGAGAAACTTTCCCAGTTACAATTAAAGAAAACTCAGAAGAGTTAGAAGAAGAGTTAGAGGAAAAAGCTCCAAACCTAGCTAAAAAGCTGGCTCCAGGACTTACAGGAGCTCTAGCAGATACAATTGGTGTACCAAGAGGAACTGGCCTTGATGCTAGCGTAATCGATGATGAGGACGGCGATGGCGTTGAAGACGAAGAAGAAGATGATCAACTTCACGAGGCCGATAGGTTTGAAAAAGAGGCTAAACAAATCTTAAATGATTTAATGGATGAGTTTGACCCATGGGAATTAACAGAGATGATGCCCAAAGAGGCTGAAGAAACAGTTGCAACTTATGGACATAAGGGTTCAAAAGCTAAAAAGATTGCCGATCACCTTTACAACCTAGCATCAACAGGAACATTTGAATCAAAAAACAATAATAAAGAAATGAAAAATAATTTTGTATATGAATCATTTGGTGAATTCATCGAATCGCTAAATGAGAATAAATATGCTAGCGCTGGTAAACTTGGTTATAATGATCAGTTTTTAGATAGAAGACAATCTCTTTCTAAAGCACTTTCATTAGACTTAGGTCTAAATCCTAAACATGAGTTTGGAGGTGGAGACTGGTTAGGTTTTGACCACGTATCGCTATATGCATCTGGAGGTAGAAAGACTGGAACTATTCTAGACGACGCACTAACAGGAAGATACACCTATGATGAACTTAAATCAGCTGCTGCTGAATTCTTAGGTATTAAAGAGTCAGTTAATGAAGCTGAAAACCCAGCAGCCTATGTAAAGGCTGGAAAATTAGGTTACAATGACCAATTCTTAGGAAGAAAATCACTTTCATTCACACTTTCAACCGATCTTGGTTTGAATCCAAAGGATGAGTTTGGAGGTGGAGACTGGTTAGGTTTTGACCACGTATCGCTATATGCATCTGGAGGTAGAAAGACTGGAACTATTCTAGACGACGCACTAACAGGAAGATACACCTATGATGAACTTAAATCAGCTGCTGCTGAATTCTTAGGTATTAAAGAGTCAGTTAATGAAGCTGAAGAGATGGTTGCCGAAGCATTTCAATCAATGAAGTTACAGTCAATCTTAACGGGCGCAGGCTCTATGCAAAAAGATTTTGCTAAAGTATTCTACAATATGGCAAAGATTCAACTTGATAAAATCCAAGATGTAGATATTATCGAAATGGATCCAGTTGATGCAAGAAAAGAAAAGAGAAATAATGCAGTTTACCTGTATTTTACAACTAATGAAAAGAAGAACCCATATGCAGGTAAAGACTCTTGGGGTGTATATGTGATTCCTGCAAACACATTATTAGGTGCAACTAATGGAAAAAATGAATGGCTTGCTAGTGAATATCTTAGAAGATTTGGAGCATCAAGAGAGAAAACCTTATCAACATCTAGAAAAGAGGATGCTGTTGGGTTTAATAAAAGTAACGTTAGAGACTCATGGGGATCTGGAATCTCAAGTATTACTAAAGTAGCTGAACTTGCTGATAGAGCATATGTTCTTGATCTTGACATTCTAAGAGCAAGATATTCTACCGAGGGAATGCGTGTTAAAAGAACTACTGCAAGAAAAGGAGCAATCTCGTTTAAAAATGATAAAGACTTTAAGAAAGAAAATCTTGACAGATACCACATGATCCTAGCAGATAGAGCTGCTAAAATGCCTATCGATAAAGAAGTCTTAAATGCAATTGATGTAGTTACCTCTCAAATTAAAGATGGTTTAGCTACTGGTGAAAAAGGAAAGTACGGAGATGTTATCATCGGAAAGGATCCTAAAGGCCGTGAGGTTAAACTAAGAGATGCTTCAAACGTAATGCAAAATCTTCTAGATGATTTTAACAGATATGTAGACTATACAAATCAAGCAAAGCGTGAAGAAGAAGAAGGTTACCCTAGCAAATACTACTCAAGAGAAGTAAAGAATTACGCTAAGTCAATTAAAGACAGAATCTCTAAGATTAAAAAAATGGATTACGTTTGGTAATTAAAAACTATACTAATAAAAATGAAACACGTAAAATTACTTGAACATTTCGTAAATGAAGCAAAGGTAATCTCTACATCAGCATTAAAGAAAGAAATTGAAGAAGCTTGTGATTATTTAGAAAACACTTCAGATATATCTCAACAAACTATTGATTTTATTAGGAAAATGGGACCCCAAATGATAGATTTTACATCAAAATATCAAAAATTCTAATCAAAATAAAAGCAAACTATGCCAAGTCAAAGTAAAACGCAGCAAAGATTAATGGGAGTAGCATACGCTGTTAAAAAGGGCGATATGCAGATTTCGGACGTCGATGTAGATTATAGAGACAAAGTAAAAGATCTTGCCAGTGGTATGACTCTAAAACAATTAAAAGGTTTTGCAGAAACAAAACACGAAGGCCTCCCAGAGGTTGTTGAAAATATCTCAATTGATAGCGTCGGAGGAATCGGACCGGTCAAGCTTCCAACATCTACAGAGAACGGTTCTGGTGATGTTCCTGCAGGGCAAGGAGATGCTGAAGAAGAATACAGAAAAAAGAAAAGAAAAATGAAACATTTAAAAACATTTGAAGCATTTGTAAATGAGGGCATCGTTAATGAGGCAATGACATTTCAAGATCTTGTAGATAAGTATAAAGACAATCCGTACGGCATAGGTGCAAACTCTGTTGAGTATGTCGAAAGTGAAAACTGGGGTAATCAATTAGTTTTAAGATTTGAAGATAATTACGATCGCAAAGAAACTGAAGCTAAACTTAAAAAGATGGGCATCAAAGCTAAAACGATGTCAAAGTCTACAGCAGATAAAGCATTTAAGTACAGATACGAACTTACAGTTAATGAATCTAAAGTCAATGAAGAATATATTGAACTACCGAGTTTTGATGTACCAGCAACGAACCTAATTGAAGAGTTTAAAGATTGGTATAAAGAAACTGCAAATAATTGGGAAGATTTTTCAAGATATATGGCCGAAGATTCTGTTGATGAAGCTGCTAAGAATGCTCAGATGGAAATCTTAGCCTACCTTTCTAACGAGATGAATAATGTTATTAAAGACCGAAAGTTTAAGGTTAGAGCTGACTTTAGATAACTTACATAATTTTTAAAAGATTTAAGCCGAGATTTTTTAGTCTCGGCTTTTTTGTTTATATTAGTATAAGAAACAAGTGTAAACCCGCCTATATAAACAATATGAAGGTAATCTTTTTGGACAATGATGGTGTAATTTGCCTCTCAAATAACTGGGGTAGTAGATTTAAGAAACAGAACGCATTCTTTACCGAAGATAACCCCCGCAGAGGCTTTGGTGATAATGAGCCAGTTGAAGTGCGTTTCGATAACTTTGACAAGAAAGCAGTCAAATTACTTAACTCAATCCTAGAAGAAACAGGAGCGGAGATAGTAGTATCATCAGATTGGAGATTTCATGCAAACCTGGAAGAATTGGGAGATTACTACAAGTCTCAGGGTATTATAAAGAGACCGATTGACGCTACTGGAATGTTTAAAGACTTATTTCCAAGTGAATGGCCGAGGTTTAGATCTAGGGCAGATCTTGAATTAGAGCGCAGTATGGAAATTCAACACTGGTTAGATAACAACGAGGTTACGGACTGGGTTGCAATTGATGATTTAGATATGGGAGTTGAATTCTTAGGAGATAGGTTTGCGGCAAAAGATGGCTCGGATAATAAGCCAGGTTTAATCAATTTTGTACATACTCCAAGATCTAACGAAGGAATTAAGCAGTCCGGCATAAAGGATAAAATACTTAAATTTTTAAATGATAATAAATGAAAATAGCACTAATAGCACACGATGGCAAAAAGGCCGACATGGTTGCCTTTGTCATGAAGAGACTAGACTTTTTCAACCGGGAAGACGTAGAACTTGTAGCAACGGGAACAACAGGATCCAGCATCTTGCACGCTGGAGTGGAAAAGGTAGAGCGCGTCAACAGTGGTCCTCTTGGAGGAGATGCAGAAATCGGAGCAATGGTTGCCCGAAAAGAAATGGATGCAGTTATCTTTTTTAGAGACCCACTCGACAAACACCCGCATGATGTAGATATTTCAATGCTAATGCGGCTATGTGATGTTCATAATGTACCACTTGCAACAAATTACAAAGCCGCCCATATTATTGCTAAATATTTAAGTAGCCGGGTGGAAACATCTCAAGATTCTCATATATAAACACTAATTAAAATATAAATTGAATGCTATTAGATATAGAACAAAAAGACCAAGAGGTAATCGTATCATATTATAACAAAGAGGGTAAAGTAGCATTTAAGAGGTACCCAGTCAGTCAATTTGAGAATTGGGTAGTTACGGAAGAAAAAGATAAGTGGAAAGACGGAAGTTTCACAAATTGGGACGGAAGACCTATTAAAAGACAGCGAGCGAGATCATTTAATAAGTTCTCGCTTGTTTATTTTATGGATTCTCTGCCAGAGCGTGATCGTGAAGAAATATTTGAGTTTAATATTCCAAGAACATACTTTGTCGATATTGAAACTGAAATCCTCGATGGTTTTCCAAGAGCAGAAGAGGCTAAAAGTAGAATCTTAACATTCTCAATCATCACACCTGAGAGAAAGGCAATCGTGTTAGGTCTTGAAGATTTGTCAGCTGAACAAATTAAAAAGATCGAAGACGATACGCTTAAGCATTTCAAAAAGTACGATCAGGACTGGGAGTTTAGTTATTACAAGTTTAAAGACGAATACAATATGTTGTATACGTTCTTACATAAATTCCTTCCTAAGTTCCCAATGATGACGGGTTGGAACTTTATTAATTATGACTGGCAGTATATCGTTAATCGTTGTAAGAGACTTCAGATCGACTTGACAGAAATAGCAGTTACAGGTTCTCTTGATAATAATGATAGTCGACCTCTCCATATGGGCATTCTCGATTATATGCAACTTTATGATAAGTATGATCGAAGTGTAAAAGTAAAAGAGTCAAATAAACTCGACTTTGTTTCAGGTCAAGTACTTGATGTCGCAAAGATTAAATATACTGGAGGTCTACAGGACCTTTATGAAAACGACTTTCAAAAGTATGTTTATTATAATGTTGTCGATTCAATCCTCGTATATTACATTGACCAAAAGTTAAAGTCAATGGAAGTACTCTTGACTCTTGCAACAATTACCCAGATGCCACTTTATAAAGCGGCTTCTCCGGTAGCAGTTACTGAGGCTCTAATGGCTAGAAAGCTTGCTGAAACAAATCATAAGATTGGAGTTGATTACAATCGAGAAGAAGGCAAGAAGGATGGTAAATATGCTGGAGCATTTGTAAAACAACCAATTGTTGGTTATTATTCTGGAGTAAGTGCATTTGACTTCGCATCCCTATATCCGTCAGTTATGAGACAGTTTAATATTTCTCCTGATGCATATATCGATATGATACCAAAGGATCAAATCGAAGAACGTAGGAAGAATCCTGATGAAATTGTCTGTGAAAATGGTGTAGTCTATTCAAAAGAGGACTCAATTCTTAAAAGAATCCTGAGTGATCTATATGCTCAACGTAAAGAGTATAAAAAGACCTCATATGAATACTACGAAAAAGCACACGAACTTAAAAAAAAATTTAAGTAGAAAAGTGCAACATCCCTTTGGAGAGTTTGATATATAAAAAACAACAAACAACCAAAGGGTCTAAATCTCTATTTAGACCCTTTGTAGTCTAAAAAATAAGGTATTATAAGAATATTATGTCATTATTTCATGAAAGAATAGAATTTAAGCCATTTGAATATCCAATCTATTATACAGAAGGCTGGCTTAAACAAGCACAAGCATTTTGGCTACATACAGAAATCTCTATGCAAGGAGATGTAAAAGATTGGAATGAAAGAATGGAACCACATGAGAAGAATCTGGTAGGTAACATTCTTTTAGGATTTGCACAAACAGAATGCGCAGTTTCAGACTATTGGACTGGAATGGTTACAAATTGGTTTCCAAAACATGAAATAAAACAAATGGCAATGATGTTCGGGTCACAAGAAACGATCCATGCTACTGCTTACTCATATTTAAACGAAACACTGGGACTTGAAGATTTCACCGCATTTCTACATGAGCCAGCTACAGCCGATAAATTCGAGCACTTAACATCAGTTGAAGCAGACTGGACACACGAAGACCTAGCAAAAAGTTCAGAAGCCAGAAAACAAGTTGCAAGAAGTCTTGCTATTTTTTCGGCATTTGCAGAGGGAGTTTCTCTCTACAGTTCATTTGCTGTTTTATACTCTTTCCAAATGAGAAACTTATTGAAAGGTATTGGGCAACAAATGAAATGGTCAGTTCGAGATGAATCATTACACAGCAGAATGGGATGTCAACTATTCCGTCATATGTGTGAAGAATACCCTGAACTAAAAGATGAGGTACGAGATGATGTTATCAGAGCTGCTGAGTTAATGGTTGAAATGGAACATAAGTTTATCGAAAAGATGTTCGAAATGGGCGATCTAGAGAATCTTAAAGCAGATGACCTAAAACATTTTATTGTAAAGAGGGCAAATGAAAAGATCGCGGAGCTTGGATATGTTGAAGGGCCGTTTATGGAGTTTGATGAAGAAAAAGCCTCTGAATTAGATTGGTTTTATCATTTGACTGGAGGAACAACACACACTGACTTTTTTGCGATTAGGCCGACTGACTACTCAAAGGCTGGAGAAGATGAAAATTGGGACGAAGACGATTTGTTTTAACAATGAGAATATTCGAGAAAGATTTTTTAACAATGGATGAAATATCCCTCTTATTAGGGACAAAACCTGGTTCCTATAAGATTAATAAGGTTCAGAATCCTATAGCCGGTAAGGTTATTGATAGGTTAAGAGAACATTTTAACTTTGAAATTAAGGACGAATCTTATTGGAGAATAGAAACAATGCCACAAGGACATGGATGGCACAAAGACACTGGTGACAATAATCATATGTTGTGGTGCCAGGTAGGAGTTTCTATCTTATTAAATGGATCTTTTACAGGAGGAGAAACATATTATGCTGATGATGAAGGAAAAACCAACGTTGTCAAGCAGGAAAGATCAATTGGCGACCTATGTGCACATACATCAGATGAATGGCATATGGTTACTTCACATGAAGGCAAGAGAACAGTCTTCTTGATGTTTATATAAAATTAAAATGTTTAAAATGCAAAGACAAGATAAAGCATATTCAAAAGAATTAAAAGCAATACAAAAAAAAGCAGTTAGCAACAGTTTCTCAGAACAATCAGAAAAAAACCAGGGTTCTCATCTTGATTGGGAACTAGGAGTTGATTTTCCAACATGGGCAAATACAGAAGTTTATGTTAAGACCATAAGTAAGGGTTACCTATTAGAAGGTGAGACTCCGAAAGATGCCTATTGGAGAGTAGCGACAACAGCTGCAAAAAGACTTCAAAGACCTGAAATGGCAAGTAAATTCTTTGATTATATTTGGAAGGGATGGTTAAACCTTGCTTCTCCAGTTCTATCAAATACTGGAACCGAGCGAGGGTTGCCAATCTCTTGTTTTGGAATTGATGTTGCCGATTCAATTCATGATATCGGTGCAAAAAATCTAGAGATGATGTTGTTGGCAAAACATGGAGGTGGAGTTGGTATTGGAATCAACCAAATCAGACCAGCTGGAGCCACAATTAGAGGAAACGGTACCAGTGATGGTGTTGTCCCGTTTTGTAAGATTTATGATTCAACGATTCTTGCGACAAATCAGGGCTCAGTTCGCAGAGGAGCAGCATCGGTAAATATTGATATTGAACACAAAGACTTTTGGGAATGGTTAGAAATTCGTGAACCGAAAGGAGACGTAAACAGACAATCTCTTAACCTTCACCAATGTGTTATTGTTCCTGATGGTTTTATGCAAAGAATCAAAGAGGGAGACAAAGAGGCTCGCAAGAGATGGGCAGCTCTTCTTAGAAAAAGAAGAGCTACTGGAGAGCCATACATCATGTTTAAGGGTAATGTAAATAATGCAAACCCAGATGCATATAAGAACAATGGTCTAAAAGTATTTATGACAAACATCTGTTCTGAAATTGCTCTCCACACTGATGAAAATCATTCGTTTGTGTGTTGTTTAAGCTCATTAAACCTAGCAAAATATGATGAGTGGAAAGATACCGATCTTATTTACACAGCAACTTGGTTCCTTGATGGAGTTCTTGAAGAGTTTATTCAAAAGGCAAAATACATGCGAGGGTTTGAGAACTCTATTCGTTCAGCAGAAAAAGGAAGAGCATTAGGACTTGGAGTCCTAGGATGGCACACATACCTACAAGATCGTAACATTCCATTTGAAGGCTTATCGGCTCAATTTGAAACCCGTAAGATCTTTAGTGAATTAAAGACCGAAAGCGAGAAAGCAAGCCGTGATATGGCAAAAGAGTACGGAGAACCTCTATGGTGTGTTGGTACTGGAATGCGCAACACTCACTTACGAGCAGTTGCTCCAACAGTTTCTAATTCAAAGTTGAGTGGTAATGTTTCTCCAGGAGTAGAGCCATGGGCAGCAAACGTATTTACTGAGCAAACGGCAAAAGGAACATTCATTCGCAAGAACCCAACACTTGAAACGGCACTCGAGGCAATTGGTAAGAATACAAAAACAACTTGGAATAAGATACTAGAGGACGGAGGAAGCGTTCAGGGAATTGCCTGGATGGATGATTACTTTGTACATCACGGAACATTATATAATGATAATAACGGTCTTGGTACACCTATTCATAAAAAAGAGTTATCAAAACTAACAGCAGATCAAGATAACTTTATCCCAATGAAAGATGTGTTTAGAACGTTTAAGGAGATTAATCAAATGGAATTGGTTAGACAGGCAGGAGTTAGACAACAATACGTCGATCAGTCAGTATCATTAAACTTGGCATTTCCAAAAGAGGCTGAACCTAAGTTTATTAACCAAGTTCATCTCGAAGCATATGACCAAGGTATTAAGACACTCTATTACATGAGAACGGAGAGCGTTCTACGTGGAGATATTGCAACAAGAGCAATGGATCCTGATTGTTTATCATGTGATGGATAAAGACGGTGAGGTTTGAAGACCTCGTCTTAGGACCGTGAAAGTTCACGGATTTTGCCAGGAAGATTCGCTACTTCCTGGCTTTTTTATTTAGATTAAGAATATATAGATAAAGTTAGAAATAAAAAGTAACAGCATGAAACATGTAAAATTATTCGAACAGTTTGTAAACGAGGCAAATATGTCGGTAGAAGATTTTGTAAACAAATATAAAAACGCTAAAACCTTTCAACCAGCAGACCTTGTAAGACTAAACTATTTTGGAGTTATTCACTCAAGAACAATAATGGGTCGAGATGAAAAAACAAATGCAGTTGGATCTGGAATGTATTCCTTTGTTAGGCCGACCGATGTCTTAAAAATTACTGGAATTGAAGTTCTTGAATTTGATGAAAATCAATATAAAAAAATCGGAGTCTTAAAGAAGTTTTGGAAATCTATCCAAAAACAAGGTGGATTAATTCAAATCAATATCGATGACAAAAGCGTAATAAGCGAGATTATTTCAACACCTGAATGGTTTGAAGCCTATTCAACAATAAAATAAGTTATTTTTTAAAGAGCTTGCCAGGGAATTCACTATTCCCTGGCTTTTTTATGTGAAACAGTTTGGCTAGCCCTCATATAATAATCAAATTCTTTAAACAAATAAAAAAATATGAAACTAGTAATTGATCGAGTTGACCAACATGCTTTGACTGATTTTATCAATCGAGTAAAGCTAATCGATTCATTCATCTACATGAAGATGGATCCGAATCGCATCACATCGGCAGTTTATCTCCCACAGAGAGATGCCGTTAAGTACCATGCTGTTAACACTGATGCTATCTTTAAGTTAAACGCGGCCCCAGAGACTGACAAAGAGATGAAGATTGCATTTTTTGACGGCGCAAAAGTTATTGATGCAATTAAGCACTTTGATACTGATGCTATTAAAGGTGAAATTGAATTTATCGAGAATGATGAAGATCTAGTAGCTTCAACACTCCGTCTACATAACGACGAGCTTGAAATTACTCTTGCATGTTCAGAGCCTTCTCTTGGATTCAAAGATCTTACACAAGACCAAATTGAAGGAATCTTCTCTAAAGATGGTAGCGAATTTAACTTTGAACTTGATACTTATTCAATTAGCAAAGTTAAGAATCTTTTCTCACTTGATAAAGATGAAACATTTGCAATCAAAGCAAATGGAAGTGGAGTAAACGTTAAAGGTAAATCTTTTAATGTTGTAATTAATCCAGAAAGTAACGGTAGTGGTGATGTAACGGTTTACAAGAAGTACTTAAATCTCCTTGATAAGGAAGAGCAAAATGTTTTTATCTCTTCTTCAAAAGTACTATTCGCATCAAAAGATAGCGAAACGCTTCTAACCGTATCTACTTGCCAAACTGCCTAATATGATTCTAGAAGAGTTAAAGAATAAACCAACTGATCAATTAACCAAAGACGAAGCAGAACTCCTCATTAAACATTATGAGGAGCTTTCTGCTAAGTATACGGCGTATGAGCAGGCGGTAAAAGTAACTTTGAACTCTATCTATGGTGCATTTGGTAACAAGTGGTTTCACTTCTTTAATATTGACATGGCTGAATCGATCACACTACAGGGTCAAGATGCCATCCTCTATTCTGAAGCTATCTTAAACAAATACTTCCAAGAATTCTTTCATAAAGATACTATTGTGCACGAGCACTTTAATATCAAAGTAAAGCACAAGCTTGAAAGACCATCAGTAATCTATATTGATACAGATTCTTGTTATGTTCAGTTTGAAGAAATGTATAATTCAATTGAATGGCTCGATGAGAAATTAAGCATCGATACTTTTATTATAGAATTATATGCACTTAGACTTAGAGAATACATCGTTAAAGCGATGGAAAAGTATGCTGAGAAGAGAAATACTGATAACTACCTAATGTTTGAACTTGAGACGATAGCATATGGCGGTATTTGGATGAGTAAAAAGAAGTACATTCAAAACATCGCATGGGATGATAAACTTGAGGTTACTGACCGACATCCATCTCTAAAGAAAGTTAAGACAATCGGATTTGATACAATTCAGTCTTCTACTCCTTCTTTCGCGAGAGCAAAACTTGTAGATGCACTTAAGATTCTATTTAAGAAACATGAAAAGCCGACTGCAGAAGATTTACAAGAGTTGGTTAATTTCATGAAACAGGCAAAGAAAGAGTTTAAATTAGCGGATGTTGATGACATCGCATTTAACAAGAGAACAAACAATATTGAAAAATATATTGTTGATGACCAGATCGAACTACAATTCGGATCTAAATGTCCTCCAAATGTAAAGGCGGCAGGATTTTATAATTACCTATTGAATAACAATAAAAAATACAAGAACAAGTATAAATTAATTGGTAATGGAGAGAAGTTAAAAATCTATCATGTAAAAGGCAACATTAGCGATATGTTCGCCTATATGCCAAGTGAGCATCCTTATGAATTTGCTCCACCGGTAGATTATGACACTCAATTTGAAAAGTCAATGATTGACCCACTTAATCGTGTACTAAAAGCAATCGGACTACAAACGCTCGATACTAATTTGATTTATGCTTCAGCACTATTTTAATTATGGAAAACTTAGAACAACTTATCGTAGAACTACATAAGCAATATTCAAATAATTTTGAGTTTGGTGAAGAAGTAAGAAAAATTGCATGGTCTCTTGAAAAACAAGAAGTAGACCCAAACCAACTTACACTCTTCTCAAATGAAGAAATGGATTCGATGAAGAGATGATAGATTTTAATCAACTCACAGAAGAACAAAAACAAATCGTTAATGAATACCAACAAATTCATTCTCGACTACAGGATCTGGAGTCACAGATGGCAGAGTTAAGCGCGGAGGCAAAAGACCTAATCGGAAAGCTTGAAGCTCTTCGAGAAAAAGATAAAAAAATAAACGAAAAAAATGGCAAAAAGTAAACAATTTAGTTTTGACGACATTAATGCAGAGCTGGCGACACTAAATCCGCTAGGCTCAGTTATGTCTAATTCAACATTTAGCGATGTTACAGAATGGATCGACACTGGTAATTATCATCTAAATGCATGTGTATCGGGAAGTCTATTTGGTGGATGGCCAAATAACAGATCATGTTCAATTGCTGGACCTTCAGGTACCGGTAAGACTTATCTAGTTTTAAATTCTATCCGTAGAGCAATTGATATGGGCTACAACATTATCTTCTATGATTCAGAAGCAGCAGTTGATAAAACTCTTATGAAAAAGTTTGGTATTGATACCGATAAAGTTAACTATCAGCCAATTAATACCGTTCAAGAGTTTAGATCTTCTGTAACTACAATCACGAAGAGAATGCAAGAGGCAAAGAGAGCTGGAGCTGAACTTCCAAAGATGATGATTATTCTTGATTCTGCGGGTAACCTTGCAACTCAAAAAGAAATTGATGATGCAGTTAGTGGTTCAGAAAAGAGCGATATGACCCGTTCTAAAATATTGAAGTCAATCTTCCGTATTATCATGACGCCATTGGCTGATCTAAAGATTCCTTTTATCTTTACCAATCACACATATCAAACCCAAGACTTTATTAGTCGTCAAGTAGCAGGCGGCGGTACAGGTCCTGAATATGCAGCATCTATCGTTCTATTCTTGGGTAAGGCTCAACTAAAAGATACTAGCGGTGAAAAGGCAGGTATTATCGTTACCGCAAGACCAAACAAGAATCGTTTTGCAAAACCCCAACCTATCAAATTCCACTTACACTTTAGTGAAGGAATGAACCGTTTTGTTGGGCTTGAAAACTATATCGACTGGGAAGATATTGGCATCACAAAGGGTACAATCGAAAAGGGTGAATATGTTCCTAAGAAAACAGCACGTAACTGGATCTGTAAACACCTTGACCATACAGTACCAAATAGTGAATTCTTCACAGAAAAGGTATTTACACAAGAAGTTCTTGAAAAAATAGAAGAGAAAATCAAACCAATATTTAACTACAGCACTGAAGTTGAATTTGATTATGAAGAATTGATGGAAGAAACAGAGGACTAGTCCGCTCTATAACCTTTAAATAAGATTAATATGCAGTTCGGACAAGACTTCGAAAAAATATTCTTTCGTCTATCATTAGAAAAGCCAAAGTATCTTCAATCAATTAAAACCGGATATTATACTTCGGAAGAGATTGATGTCTTAAGCTATCTTGCGAATAAATTCTATGTTAAGTTTAATGAGACTCCTGGAAAGGATCAACTTAAACTTTTAGTACAAAATTACAAGAAGGCAAAAGAAAAGATTACTGACGGTATTCTTGATGTCATCTTTGATGTTGACCTTGCACAATACGATGAGGAATGGTTAACATCTACTGCTGAGTCGTGGATCAAGTGGAGAACTTTCGATACTTCTTTGATTGATACTATTGAATTTATTAAGACAACACAGGTTACACCTGAGAATGCAGACAGTATTATTCAGAAGGTAAAAGGTCTTATTAATGATAGAAACAATATTACCTTTAACTCAGACCTAGGACTTGACTTCTTTAACGCAGAAGATCATGACCAGAAAGAAACCGAAAAAATAGACTCAGGATATAATTTTATTAATCGAGTACTTAATGGCGGTTATGATAAGGGTGGTAATTTAGTTGTATATGCTGGAGAGCAAAATATTGGTAAATCAATTTATTTAGCAAATGATGCTGCTAATTTTGTAAAGATGGGAGTTAATACCGTCGTCATTACCGCGGAGATGGCAGCTCATAAATTTGTAAAGAGAATTGGTTCTAATCTTTTAAGTGTTGACATCAATGATTATGCAGAGAAAGCAAAGAACCATGAATATGTTAAGAGAAGACTTGAAACCGTTGGCGACGGATTTACTCCTCCCGGTCAGCTTTTTATTAAGCAAATGCCAACTTCACAAGCAACTGTACTTGATATTGATGCATATCTTACACAACTTGAAGAAGAAAAGCAAATTAAGATCGGAGCAGTTGTAATTGATTACATTAATATCTTAGCAAATTATCGAAACCCAAATAGTGAAAACATGTACTTAAAGATTAAGCAAATTGCTGAAGATTTAAGAGCAATGGGTCAAAGACATGATTGGTTAATTGTAACGGCAACACAAATTACTAGAAATGGTTATAATTCAAGCGATATAACGATGGGCGATATTGCTGAATCCGCAGGTCTTTCACACACGGCAGATGTTATGCTTGGTATTATTCAAGACGATTTAATGCGAGCAAGTGAAGAGTACTGGCTTAAAATCTTAAAGATGAGAGACGGTGAAGGCAAAGGCACCAAATGTAAGTTAAATATAAACTGGAATTATATGCGTCTAATTGAAACAGACGAAATAACAAACAGCAATCTACACGGAATATAATGGAAAACAGAGATAAAATATTTGATAATAATTTTGATTCACCAGATTTTGAGATAATTCCAAACTTCTCATTTAATCTGGATCCTAGTTGGACTGATTCAAAGTCAGAAGAGGAGAAGATTCACTACCAATTAATATCAACAACAATTCACGAATTAGTCATTAACTCTAGATTTAAGAAGTTTAATGAGATCGATGAACATGGAAGAAACACAAAGTTAAAGAAGGTCGAGATTAACGATGTATACGGGTACGTTGTCGGAGAGATGGTTAAGAACTATAGCCGAATCGATATCTTTAGTGAGATGTGCACGTACTTCGATATTAATCCAACCAAGTTCTACAATTCTCTTTCAAATGTATACAAAGAGGATTTAATTGAAGAGCTTGATAGAAAGACGGGAATATTAGACCGCAAAAACATCAATAAATTATTCTAATGATTGAGGGAAATTTAAGTGAAGGGGTAAAAAGAGTGTGGATTCTTGGTGATCTACACTTTGGCGTGCGGGCAAATTCCCAAGAATGGCTCGAGATTCAAAAAGACTTCTTTGAGAACTTTTTTATTCCAACACTCAAAAAGAATGTAAGACCTGGAGATATTTTAGTCCAAGTCGGAGATACCTTTGATAATAGACAATCAATCAATATTAAAGTACTAAACTATGCAGTTGAAGTATTTGAAAGACTTGGTGAGATTTTACCAGTTCATGTTATTGTCGGAAACCACGACATATGGGCAAAGAAAAGTAATGACGTAAGTTCAATTGACTCTTTGAAATGGATCCCAAACGTACAGGTATATAAAGAACCAAAACAATTAGACTGGAACGGAAGAAAGGTACTCTTAATGCCTTGGAGACGTGATGTTGACCATGAAATCGAGACTCTTGCAGAATTTCCAAATGCTGAGATAGTGTTTTGTCATTCTGAAGTAAGCGGACTCTACCTAAACGAAAAGGTTAAGAACGACCACGGTACCAGACCTTCAACATATCGCAAATACACTCGAGTCTATAGCGGACATATTCACTATCGTCAAGAAAAAGAGAAGCTCTTAATGGTTGGAACACCATATGAATTAACTCGCTCGGATAGAGGGAATCAAAAAGGATTTGACCTAGTTGATTTAGACAATATGGAAGAAACTTTCTTCCCCAACAATATATCACCAAAATTCTTAAAGTATAACATAACCAAATTGTACGATGTTCCTCTAGGTGTTTTTAAGGAAGAGATAAAGAATAACTTTGTTGACCTGTTTGTTCCTAGTAAAATTGCAGCGTCAAATTCTCTTGGTCAATTAATTAATAAGATTCAGAACATAGGCCGAAGACTTGAACCAAACATTTACCAGGACGATGATATAATCGATAAGGACTTTCATGACCTTGACGAGGAAATCTATAAGAACTATAATATACTTAGCCTGTGCGATAGTTACGTTGATAATCTAAACTATGACGATGAGACGAAAGAACAACTAAAGCATAAGTTAAAACAACTGCACGATCTTTGCGCATATAACCACGATATTGACCAATGAGAATAGATTCGATAACATTTAAGAATTTTGCAAGCTACGGAAACAAACTTCAGACTATTGAGTTCGAACAGGACCATTCTGAGCTGTTCTTAACGCTTGGTAAAAACGGAGATGGAAAGACAACTATCGCAAACGCCATCATATTTGCTCTATACGGAAAGGTAGAAGGTGTAAAGCTTGGCGATCTTCCAAATAGAATTAATCGTGAACTTTGGGTTAACATCAAATTAAGATGTGGATCAATTGATGTAGATATTGAAAGGGGTCTAGATCCAGGTATTTTTACGGTTAAATTAAACGGAGTTGAATTTGACAAGGCTGGTAAAAAGAGCGTACAGGAGTATCTTGAAGAAGAGGTGTATGGAATTCCGTACCATGTATTTAAGAACATTATCATCCTATCAATTAATGACTTTAAGTCTTTCTTGACAATGAATAACAGTGATAAGAAACAAATTATCGATAAGATGTTTGGATTCTCTGTCCTGAATGAAATGCAACAAAAAATTAAAGAGGAAAGGCGAAATATTAAACTTGAGATTAGTGCATATGACAGTGAACTCAATCAAATAATGGAGTCAATCCAATCAGTTAGATCTAAACTAAATACATTGCTCGAAGAATCTTCACAAAAGAATAAGGAGAGAATTAAGCAATTAAAAGAGGAGTTGACAGAACTAAATGATACTGTAAAAGGTCTAAATGCTGACCGAGACGGTTTAGTTGCTCAGATAGGAACTTCAAAGGAAGAGTATGAAAACTCTAGAAGCGAGGCTAGTACACTTAAGCACGAGATTGAGTACTTAAAGAAAAAGATTAATCTTTATGAAGAGGGCAACTGTCCAACATGTGAGACTAAACTTGATAGTGAATGGCATAATCAAAAACTAGACACATATAACGATAAACTCAAAGATAGTGCTGATCAAATCAAGCAGCAAAAAGAATTGATGGATGTTGCAAAAGAAAAGACTAATCAACTTAATAATAGTAAAAGAGAAATCGAGTCAAAGATTTCTCAAATTAAGTATGATATGCAATCTTTGAAGAACGAATTGATTAAAATTAAGGAGACTGCAGATGAAGATCAGTTCGAGCATTTGAATAAACTTATTTCTGATTTTGAAGAGAAAGAGGCTGATAAGTCTGCAGAGTCTAGTAAACTTTCGAACGAATATCAATTCACCGAAATGGTTGAAAATATTTTGGGAGAAGATGGCGTTAAGAATTTGGCGGTTAAAACTATCCTGCCTGGACTTAATACTAATATTGCAGCAATGACTCAAACGATGCATCTATCGTTTCATATTAAATTTGACGAAAAGTTTAATTGTATTATTAATCACCTTGGAGAAGAGATCAATCCAATGACTCTTTCAACAGGTGAACGTAAAAAGGCCGACTTTATTATCATTATTGCGATTATTAAGATATTGAAGTTGAGATTCCCACAATTAAACTTGCTCTTTTTGGACGAGTTATTGAGTTCAGTTGATAATGATGGAGTTCATAACATTTTAAAGATTCTTTCTCAGGTAATTAAAGAGAACAGAATTAATACGTTCGTTATTAATCACTCAGTCCTACCGCATGAGATATTTGATAAAAAGATCCAGATCTATAGAGAAAATGGATTCTCAAAGCTCGAAATAGAAAGAATTGAATAGGATATATACCTAGTAGAAATATTCTATATTAGATGGCAACTTATAACCTTAAATTTAACAAAGACGACAGTGTAGTTCGTCACTTAATTATCGGGCTACTTGCAGACCTGAATGAAAAGATGAGCTTTTATCGTCAGGTCTCTAATGACCAGAGGGTTGAAGTTGATGTACCTTTCTATTATTCTATTACAGGAGATGAGAACTTTTTAAGAGACAACTTCTTATTTTCGACAGCACAGGGAGTAAATTGTGTTCCTGGTGTTGGTAAGGCAGATGGTAATTACGATCAAATTCCAAGAGGTGTAATTAATGTTACATCACTTAATGTTGACCCTTCAAAATTGGTCAACAAAAGAAATGAGGGATTCTATGCTAAACTAGACGAAAATGGTACGATGCAGAGCTATATGGCAGAATTTGATATGATACCAATAGTGATAGGAGTTGATGTTGTAATCGTACTTTCAAGCCAATTAGATGTGTTTAAGGTAACTGAAGGGATCATCAAAAAGATGTATCGTTCTAATTATTATAATGTAGAGGTTGGACATCTAGAGGAAGGGCTATATAGAATATCATCTGAATATGCAGTGCCTGACGATTACTCTATTGAAAGACCGGTTGAATTTGCATTTGGTGAAAAAGAGGATTTTAGAGTAACTTTTGCTCTTGAAATTAATTCATTTATTCCTTCATTCGACTTCAGTACTGAGAGACATGCTGGAAATAGAATGTATCAAATTGGAAGTGTTGGAAATAGCGGATCAGGTAAGACTAGCGAGTCTGTACTTGGAGATAACTATAACGTGATCGGAAGAGAGCTTCCATTTAAGGAATAGCATTGAGATATATAAAAAAAATCAAAAAAACGATAAAATGACAGCATTAAATAAAAATGTCTTTACGGTTTGCGTTAATGAAGATTCAATTAGTAGAGTTTATTCTGCCGGTAGATTCTTTGAACTTAATGAAAATGGTGTAACTCTAACAAACCCTACACAGCTAGAATCAACACTAGCGTGGGTATTAGAAAACTTTACAGTTACTGAAGCTGGAATCGAATTTCATTACGATATTAAGGCAAATAGCATCAAACACGCGGTTGAAAGCATTTCAACTGACCTTCAAAATGATAAATTAAATGAATCAGTAGAGGCTCATTTCGAACTATTCGAATTAAATGAGAGACTTATTGAAGTTGAGGCCTTAAGAAAGACTCATAAATTGGCAAACAATGAAGTTGCAGTTTCTGAAGCAGTAACGATCATCGAAGATCTAACTAAAAAGATCGAAGAATTAAAGAAGAGCGCAACATACGTAAAATATTCATATGTTGCAGAAGAAAACAAAGTATACGTTAATAACAGAGAGGTAGTTCTTGAAGGATTTGCAGATGAAGCATATGCTACAGGATATGTAAATCTTAAGAACAAATCTATTCTATCTGCTTTTGAAATAGCTGCTAAAAACTTTAATAGCTTTTCAGTTGTAGAAAACCTAGTAGAGGTTAAGGAAGGAGGTGTATCTTATTCTACTTTTAGAGTTAGAAATAAAGGATACGCTTTTAGAAATAACACAGAAACTAGACTAGAAGAATTTAATGAATTTTCTCCACTTGCAACGATCAATTATGTTGCTGAAAAAACAGGAGAGGATGTATCATTCATGTTCGAAGACGTACTTCAATCAAACGAAGATCTAAAGTCAAGAATAGATGCGAAGTTAGAAGAGACCTATGAGTTAATCGCATTCTTAAAAGACCAGAGAAATATTCTTGCCGGAGCAAATAAAAACATCACTGAAATTAAAGAGGCAGATAGGCTAATTAATGATGAGATTAAAAAGTTTGAGGCAGTCGTTTCTATCTTAGAAGATGATGAGTTAACTAAGAATGACGGCTATATGGATGCTACTTTAGGATCTGGATATGACGGAGCCCCAGAAGGTACATCAATTAAAGTCGATGCCCTTGACTATACATCAGCCGCAAAAGATGATATGATTACGGTGATTGTAGAAGACAAACCAATGAAGGTTGTTAAGAGACACGTTGACCTTATGGTTGACGATTCAATCTAATTGATTCACATACATAATATCTAGAGGCCAATTGGAAACAATTGGCCTTTTTTGTATATAAAATTAAAATAATAATCCAACCGTGGCAAGAAAGAAGAATTATCTAAATAATAGAGACCTGTACGATCAAATAGTTTTATCAAAAGAACAGGACAAATTAACAGCAGACGCAGAAAAGATGTTGGTTCTCCTAGCTGAGCGGGCTATTAGAAAATTGTCTTATGTAAATGAAGATGACAGGCAAGATTGTTTACAATTTGCTCTATTGGATCTTCTTAAATACTGGAGAAACTTTAATCCTAAGTATACTAATGCATTCGCATATTTTACTGAAATTGCTAAACGTGGATATGCAAAAGGTTGGAACAAAATCCACCCTAAAAAATACAAGTCAACCCTAAGTCTTGATAAATCAAGCGGATCCTATGGAGAAGAGGGAGGACTGTTCAATATTTAATGTCAATAAAAAACGTAAAGCCAACCAAAAATTCAGGGTTTATACAAGGTTATTTCGAACCAAAATATCCAAACAAATATTTAGGAAAGACCCCAATTATCTTTCGTTCCTCATGGGAGCGAAAGTTTATGGTTTTATGTGACAATAGAGATGATGTTATTCATTGGTCATCTGAACCGGTAGAAATTAAGTACTGGTCTACTCTCGATAAAAAAGAGCGCAAATATTATCCTGACTTTTATATGAAAGTCCAAAAAGGGGATAGTTATGAAGAGTTCTTAGTTGAGATTAAACCTTCTGAACAAATCAAGAAGCCACAGCCTCCAAAAAAGAACTCAAAGAAGGCACTTGCGTCATATAAGTTTCTAGCAGAGCAGTTTGTTAAAAATAGAGATAAATATGCATATGCTAAAAAATGGGCCGAAGAGAGAGGCTGGAGATTCGTAGTCCTAACTGAAAAATCTCTTAAATAATGGGAGTTATTAAGACTGAAATTAGAAAACTTAGTAAAGAGGCTGGTGGTAAAAGACTTGCTAGAGTAAAGGCACATGCTTGGTTTGAGAACGGCAAAAAGATGATGAATGAAAAGTCAGTTGTCGCTACTGGAAAGAGATTTAGACCTGGAAAGATATATGTCTTTGAGTACACCTCACCGAAATGGGCAGATAAATTGGAATGGTGGGATAAAAATCCAGTGGTATTGGCTCTCGACCCATATAATGGAAATGACGTGGGTATTAATCTTAATTTACTTCCAGTTAAAGTAAAGGAAGAACTTCTTGATTATGTCTATACAATTATGCAAAACCAAATTAAAAACCAAATGAAAGGCAGTAAGTCTGGAGATGCGATAAGACAAGGACAAATAAACCTTTCATATTCTGGAGCAAAAAAGTTCTTGGGTAGATTTGGATTTGACTTTGCAATTAGACAATATATACCAAATTTAAAGAGCGGACAAGCAGTGATTTCATATGAGAATTGGAGTACAATAGCACTTTGTGACTTTATAGATCTAAATGGATCTACAGTCGGAAAGGTCAGAAGACAATTTAGAAAGCACCTAGGTAGTTAAGAATATATAAACAGAATATAATAGTAAAAAAATGGCAGGATTTACTGATAGAAATGGACCATTAAGTACGGGAAAGAGACCATTTAGAATCTCTACCGCATTGAAAAATCTATCATCGTTCGGAATGAGATACGATGACTTGGTTCTTCGACAGTCTCAAGCAATTGGGCCGATGGAGGATCAACTTGGCTATGGTCAAATGAATCCAATGGGTATTGATAATGATGACATCTATGGAGCGTTTGCCGCTCTGTCGATGACTGATGTCAACTTAAAGAAAAACATCCCATTCTTTGATAAGGATTACGAAGGTAAAAGAGATGAACTAAGAAGATTTTCACTTAACGACGAGATCGAGGATATTCTCGATATTATGTGTGATGAGACTATAGTTTATGATGAAAGAAATTTCTTTGCTCAACCTGAAATCATTGGAATGGAAGTTAGCGATGAAGTTGAAAAAGATCTTAACAAATATTATAAGCAACTTTATCAGTACTTTGGATTTACACAAG